ATGGGCGGAGAGACCTCTTCAATACAGCATGTTGCAAATAAGATAACCCAAGATATTTTTAAAATTTTCAAATGGCAACGAGCTACTAGTCAAGATATGAACTGGGATTGCGACCTAGAGGCTCATGACAAAAAAACACATCCTAGCGATGTGGTGTTTTACTATACCGATCCTTATGAAGAAGAGATTGTGTACTTGAACACAGACCTCAAAAGCTATGCTCAAAGTAGTATCGGCAAAGGGATGGTAGAAGGTGCACTTTCTTCTTTAGCTCTCGCTACAGAATGCGCCAACATTAGCCAACAGTGGTGTAAACGATATGTGCGGGATGAGTCATTAGGTTACAAAGTTCGAGGTTTATTATTTCTCTATAATCATGACAACCTTTATGACAAGGATTTTTACTCATCCGTGATGAAGAAAGTCGACCCTGAAATAATAAAATGCCCCCCAAACATAAAATTACACCTTTTAGATCCATTCAAAATATCCGATATGATAAATATAGCATCAGATATTAAAATGCTTATTGGTACCGGGGCTTTACCTCAACCAGATTTGTACTATTTCTATTACCCAGACTTAGCACTAACTAGGATAAAACATCCTATCAACAATAAGACTGCAGCTACTGTTGAGGTCTTAACATCACCATTCATAATAATAAAGCATGAAGAATTCGATTGGATGGGTGAAAAAGAAGATAGTGGTTACGTAATTTATTATAATCAACCAGGGAATAGTGAAGATGAGTTCATCTATTTCCTTGACATGCTTTCTAATTATCAAATACTGACTGATGCAAAAAGAATAAAAATTAGACATTGTCATATAAATCCGCATGAAGACTCCATTCATCACTTTGAAAGAGCAAAGCAAAAATATAGTGCCCATTGGCTATCAGGCGAAAGTGAACGTTTGTTTTCAAAAGTTGCATTCGAAAAAACAGCTGCAATGGTAATTCAATATAGTCTTGAAGCTATAGGCATGGAGCAACGTTAATGAATAACATGAATATTTATTTCGCAACTGACAAAAATATATATGATGCACTTCATCATAAACGAATTACCATCGCAAGATTACGCGAGATATTATTACGGAAAGGTATTATTGTTGCTCAAGACTTAACAAAGGAGGAATTAATTGAAGAGGTTTGCAAACTACCTCAGGGATATAGTGATCTAGATTCTATTAAGGAACTTGTACAAACTTATGATAAAAGAGAGAGTATAACTAGCGTCAAGCTTCAAGCATCATCCTCTCAGACGGAATTAAAAACAGCAGCAGAGTTAGTTAAAAGAAAATTAGCCACTGGCTCTGGTGAAACAGTAAAAATCACTGCGAAAAAAGATGGGTCTTTAGCAATCGAGGTAAACTACCAAGAAGTAGACTTGTCCAGAACAGCATTGCGTCAGATAGACAACCGAAACATCAAGATTGATCTTACTGTAAATAACGATAATGTTGATATTCGTATGCCTCAGAACCAAAAGGCTAAAGATGTAATAACACTATTACAAAAAGAGTTGTCAAAGATTAAATCCGTTGATGTTGAAAAGTTTGAAATTTCTTTAGAAGCGATTCCTACACCAGCGCTAAGAAGTCAGTTTTTTCAAGAGGTTATGGGCGGCTTGAGTGGATATGAAATTGACGACGTTACTAATGTAGAGCTTAACCGTTCAACAAGCAAAGGTGATGACGAGGAAGAAGAAGAAATCGAGACAGGATTCGTAAAAAAAGCGGTTCTAAAAGGTGATTCTGTTAATAGTTCTGCTATTTTCACCCAACTACATAACAAAGGATACTATATTGGAAGAATTGCTTGGTCTGCTAAACCTAAAAACGGAATAGGAGACAGGATTTTGGTTGAAGCTTTCTTTAAGGATTCAGAAAATTGCTCTGATTTTTCCTATCAAATTAAAGGAATCAATAACCAAAAAGGTAGTGGATACAATGTTACTATTCGTGCAGCAAATGAAGTTGAAAAGAAGAAAATCAGCCTACTAATTGAACAGTCAGCAGCAGACGCCTATAATATCGTGACGGGTAAAAAGGTGGAAGAGCATGAAAAAATTTAAATGGATTAAACTCAACAATCGTTTCACTACTAGTGAAACAGTTGAAAAACTCATGCGTGATCCTTTTACTGAAGAGAAAGGGAAAGGGTTTATATTTGATAAATCACGAACATCTCATTTTCACGCTCGCTTCATCGAAAAGATAATTAGCGAAGATAGAATAAGTAATCTATACGGCAACAGTACCGCTGTTGAACGCATTGAATATAGAGTAACATCTTTCAGTTTTGACGAACAATACACCCCAGTTTTACTTATTGATAATCCACCGAGAACACTTAAACCATTTGCTCAGGCACTGGTAAAAAACCTTGGTCTTGGTACCAGCTTAGAAGAGATTGAGATTGACCCGTTCATATGGTTCAGTTCTTTAAACACAGAGTTGACACTTAATATAGTGCAACTAGATGTATCTCAAATTCAAGTTGCTGAATTTGCTCTTGCCAAGATGCAAATTAATAGTACCAGCGATCTTAAAAAATATTTCAAAGATGAGCTTATTCACAAAAAAATGAGACTTGATCGATTGACATGTACTATTCATGACCAAGAATTTAGCGGTAAATTAAAACTCTTCCGAAATGGTATGGCTCAAATCGAAGCACGAGCGGAAAAAGAGTTAACCAAAAGACTATTTGACAGTTTAATGAATATCTACATGTAAAATAAGAGGCTGCCTAAAGGCGGCCTTGCTTTAATAAAATAGCCCCCTTTTCAATATAAATCACTAATTTTCTATGACTTGTGTTACATCACTCTGAATTCATGTTCAATGTATCCTTCTCAGTGCCTAAACCTAGCACCTCTGCGGGTATCACAGACGGTATTTACACCATAACCATGATGCCCAAGTATCTCTTCAATACTAGCCATCAAATTTAGAGCGCATCTGGCACTCCAACGGAGCGGACTTGCTATCGAGCTGAAGGTCCGCTGTGAGCGACAAGCTGAGCTAAACCAATAATAGGAACACAGTAATACGATCCAATTTATTGATATTAAAGTAATTGTTTAAAATGTGTCATTGTAGGTCCCCCTAAATAACGTCACAATAATTTTTTCTGTTTTTGTTCATAGTTTGACCCAGACCTAACACAATTTCATAATCTAATGGTTAAGATTGATGTGCGACCGAAGCGTCCTCATGTTGAATTTTTGAGAAAGGAGTTCCAGAGTCTGTGAGTGATAAAACCCAAATTGAACTCGGTCAATTTTTGTCCGAACTAAATAAAGAATCAGATCGTGGCTCTGTTCTAATAGCAGCATCCATTTTCGATGAGTGGTTATCCGAGATCATCCAGGCTCACCTGTTAAATGACAAAGTAGCTAAAGGTCTACTGAATGGTGCAACAGCGCCTTTATCATCTTTTGCTGCTAGAACAGGCTTAGCATATGCGTTAGGACTGATAATGGAACACGAATACAAAGAACTAAACACACTGCGTAGCATTAGAAATGCTTTTGGGCATAGTTGGAATGGTGTTAGCTTCGCAACACCCAAAATACAAAATCAACTGGAGCAGCTACCTTGGCTTGGACCCAAAGATGTTCCTAATACTCCCAAAACAAAATTCATGTTCTTTGTTTCAATACTGCTTGCCGATTTGATGCACCGTAAACAACTAGTGGAAAGAGATAAGGTGACATCTAAAGTATGGGGTCACACTGCGCGCGGTAATTTGGTCGGAAAGACTACAAATTGTTAATCCAGTAAATTTATGGGTAACTGAAGACATTTATTGAAAGCATGGCATGAAGCTCATAGTTTTTTACTCACATAGGAGTCTCGAATTCTCGTTGATATTGAATAAATTGGTATCTTTGGACTACCTTTTTAAAAAAAAAGAACTTATGATTGTTTAAAGTGCAGTTAGGTAAAGTAGTAAAGTGGCTTTGGTTTGTAGATAAAAGACTAATACTTAACTTATAATTTATAGGATTAATAAAATATTTATGAATTTTTTACAGCAATTTAAATGCCTTGTATGTGACACGGTCATTGATACAAGAATAGGTATGTCTAATCGAGACATACAACCGTTCCAATTTGCATGTCCAAATTGTGAGAATAATATATCGTTTACTCTTGGGGAGGGAGAGCCTGTATTTAACGGTGCGGAAACTGTAGAAAGCAATGACTTTGGCACAACAAATCCATTCATCGATTTGCATTTAGATTTTCCCGTAGGCTTTGGAAAATACGAAATAGGAAAAACAGCATTCTTAAAAATAACAAGTGCAATAGGTCATGAAAAATACTTAATGCTGAACGCACATCTAAATGGAATGAATTATATTTATAAACATCGCGATAAGCTCCAGCGACTCATTACTCAATACAAACAAGGAAATTACAATACTTTCAGTAACCTAATGAAAGAATTACCTACTCTGAAAAAACCTCGTTCGCTAAAAATACAAGATATCCTTTCCGCACTTTATACAGCAACCTCTGCAATGTCATTTCCCTTTACAATACATGCACATAATGCTGAAATTAGTGAAAAAATGCCACAATTTCTTCATTATATTCAGAAAAATCATCCAAAACAGCTAAATAAATTTTTAGATGATATTATTGGAAGTGGGTTTCTGAAAAGTTTGCATTTCGATTGTTTAAGCCTATATCCCAAAATGCTTGACTTTGAACTCCCTTCACGCCCAGCGCTTTACTATGATTATGATAAAAACGTAGATTTATCAATGATTCCTGCTCGAGTTTCAACTGCCGAATTTGATGACTGTAACAATTTTTACAAAGACTTATCTGAAGTATTCTCTCGGCAATTAATAATTGTGGCCGGATTGAATAACTTATTAAAACGCGGAGATCATAATATTTTTGACGATTCAGTAAGACTAAATAAAAAAGGCGATTTAATTAAAGGTTTTTCTAGTCTCAACGAATATGCAAACGTTGATTTAGGCACGAAAATAAGCGGATTGGATGATAGCTTTTATATAGTTGATCTCAATGCTTTAGACAACAAGCTGCGAAATGGCATTGCACATTATAAATATGAATATAAAGAGTCAATTCAGATGATAACCTACTATTTCGCTAAGGAAGGAATGGAACGCACTAAATACAACGAACTTAGTTTCATGTCTTTTATGAGGAAGCTATTACTATTATTTCGCGAGGTGCACAGCATTAATCACATTATCAAAACCTTATATTTTTACTGTATTTTTATCGCTAAAAAGAAAATTTGAAAATTCAATCCCCCTTTTCCGTGAGAGAACGGGGGATCTCTTGATTAAGAGTACTGATTTTCATAGTACGTTTCCTTTACTTCTGATTAAAGCAACTAAGGTTACACTCAAGAATCTCCGATGCACTGGTAGGGGCTACAACTATTGACAAGTCACTCCATCACCAACTAGCTGACTTACACCGAGTTGATTGGTGCATAATGATGTCAGCTTTATCCGCTTCAGCACATAGCAGTTATTCAGGTTTATGACCTATAGCCTAATACTTCCGAATTCGAGTAGCCGGACTTTATTGGCGATGGTAGAGTAACCCGCAAATGGGCGGTCAGGTCAAATGCAACTACGCATCCATTAGTATTTTCGGATAATTAGATGTAAGATCTTAACGTCTAATGTAGGATGTTCCATTCAGGCCAGAGTGGAAAAATAAAAAGGCCCGATCTTACCAGTCGGGCTTCTTTATATCGGCTTTTAATGTCGCCTGTACCACTGCTAAAATGACTTACCTAGTCATGGCAGGTTCCCATCATCAAGGATCGGATTTTTTAATCCTCAGTCGTCCGAGTATATTATCGCTTTAATAAGTCGTTAGAAATGTATGAGTATTATTCAAAGCAAATTATGTATTAGGACTAAGTAATCTAATTGAATAACCTTACTTTTGTTTATTAAACCATGCCTCATGTAGCTCTTGCAGTTTCACCCAAAAAGATGCATCTGTATTGAAAATTATCGAGAGTTGAATAGCTTCTTCAAGAGTTATATTTCGCTCATTTTTAATTATTTCCCAAATTTTTTCATATGATGTATCCATCAGTTCAGCAAGTCTTGCGGGAGGCATATCCAATGGTTTCAAGAATTCTTCGTATAAAATCTCTCCGACAGTTGAAGGTGCAGCATTTATTGTCCTCATATCCCCCCCTTTTTTTTAACGTCATCGGATTCCTTACAGTAATTTGTTTAGCTAAACAAATCAGAGAGTAAGGTTAGTTGAAGTGTTTTTCTTACTCAAATTCGATATATCCGTTGTCAGAAATGAATCATTTACAAACAGTGTTTCTTATAAAGGTTAGCTAACCAAATTTATAAGTCACTTACCCCCCCCCCCCTGTTATTTACATTTTGTTTCATTTTATTTATTGTTATTTAGTTTAGCTAAACAATCTATTTTATCATGTATAATCTGTGTATTTATCCACAGATTCTGTTAATAATATTGTGTATAACTTGTTTGCTTATTTTTTATTATATGACATATGAGGTACGCCTTTATGACATATGAGGTACGCTTTCATGACATTTGAGGTACGGATATAATTTAAAATTGTCATAGTAAACAAGTGAATATATCGCTTTTCCACACCTCTCTAACCTGATCTTTAACCTTTTATATAACCAAAAAGATTAAAGGAATTATTAAAACCTTAGTGTCATTCAGAAATCGGTCAATAAAACCAATTTCATATGGAGTAAGAATCCGATGAATAAAAACCCTGTTGACATTATTCTTTTTGCCAGTAAGTTTTAATTATTCTCAATTCATAACGTTGGTTAGCAAACTTTAGCGGCTAAAATTTTAGCCGCTAAAATCCTCAAATTTCTACTGAGAGATGGGTTCTTCGATGAAATCAGTTATGCCAGAACTTATAACCGTTGAAGAGTTGGCTTTTGCATTAAAGAAAACTGTAAAAAGTATCCGCAGTGATGCAACGCGAAATCCAAAATGTCTTCCACCAAGATGCCGTCTTCCCGGTAATAAACGTCTTCTCTGGCGTAAAGAAGATGTTAAGGACTGGATAGATAAATCTGTTGAGTCAAAGACAGAAAATGACGATATAGCGAAAGAGATAAATAGATGTCAAAGGAAACGTGGCAGGCCGCCAAAACCCAAGCCGCGAGAATAAAAATATCTCTTAGGGTCATTCAAATAATTTCCATTCCAATAAACACATATGCTGCACATTTTTACACTACTAATCCTGCACAAATGCTTTAGGAAAACACACTGAGTACACAGGAATACACAATACGTACACAGATTCACAACGGCAAATGTAGGGCAGGATATGTAAAGTAGGCCCACCGTAAACGGTGCTTCTACTTTACCTTCCCTTATTCGCAGCTGAGCTGCTCAACGGAGTCCTGCTCTGCGAGGCTGATCGGCTACCGCCTGTATGGAGAATGATATGACCGTTTCTCAGACTAGAAAAAATAGTACACCAATTAAAGTTTATTGTTTGCCAGATGAAAAAGCGCAAATCCAGGATAATGCAGAAGCATCTGGCTTAAGTGTAGCGAGTTTCATTCGTAAAGTAGCAATGGGTTATCAGGTTGAGTCTATGGTAGATATTGAACAGGTTGTAGAGCTTAGCCGAGTAAATGCTGATCTTGGTCGACTTGGTGGGTTACTTAAACTGTGGTTAGCTAACGATCCACGCACAGTTGATTTTTCACCCTCATTGATAAAAACGTTGCTTGCTAAAATAGAATCAACCAGACAAGAACTAAGAAATATTATGGATAGAATCTTGAATAAATAAATTTATGGTTTCCTAAATATCTGTATTTGTTAAAAGTACGAGTTTTCAATATTAATAATCAGTTAAATTTGAGGTGGGCAAATGAAGTTAATGCTCCGAGTATTTTCATCACTGAGAGGGATTTTAGCAGCTAAAAAATCATTAGCTGCTTCCTTCCTGGCGTCCATCATGGCATTACCGGCGACAGCCGGTATCCCTGTAATCGATGGTACTAATGTGGTGCAGACCACAATCAGCGCAGTCAACAACGTTCAGGCTGTGGCAAAACAGATCCAGCAGTACCAGACGCAGCTGCAGCAGTATGAAAACATGCTCAAAAATACAGTCGCACCTGCAGCCTATATCTGGGATCAGGCCAATTCGACCATCAACAAATTGTTGCAGGCGCAGGACACCCTAAATTACTACAAAAACCAGGCCGGGAGTCTTGATTCATATCTGAAACGTTATCAGGACGTGAATTACTACCGCTCATCACCGTGCTTTAACAGTAATGTTGAATGTACTGCGGATGAAATTAGCGCACTGCGCAAAGCTGAACAGAACAGCTCTGAGGCACGTAAAAAGGCCAATGACGCTGTATTTAAGGCTCTTGACGAACAGCAGGAAACACTGCAAAGCGATGCTGACAACCTTGCAGATTTACAAACGCAGGCAACCGGCGCACAAGGGCAAATGGAAGCTATTCAGGCCGCTAACCAGCTTGCCAGTGCTCAAACGAACCAGTTGCTGCAAATCCGCTCGCTTCTGGTAGCTCAGCAAAACGCTGCAGCAACACTGGCACAGGCTGAGGCTGATAAAGAAGCCCAACAAATAGTCGCTGATGAAAAAGCGTTAGCTGGCGAGAACACACCAAGCCCGAAGCGAATTTGGTGAGGGAGAGCTGAATGAAAGATAAACTTTTGGTCATTTTTATTCTAATAATTTCATTAATTCTATGCTCTTGCGATAAAAAAGATGAAGATTGTTTATCGACGCCAGAGAATAAATTGAACGAACATAACTACGATAAATGTGCCCTGCGTGGCAATAACAATCCTAGCCCTAAGCGAGAATGGTAATTATGAGAATAGTAAGCAAGCTCACTTTTTTAGGAATGTTTTTTTTGTTTTCTGTAAATGCTTATGCTGGTCAATTAGATAGTAGCGGATTACTTGATACGTTATTAGATAAGTTTCAGCAAGTAGCCAGCACATGGTCATTAGTAATTGGTGATTATGCAAATTGGCTCTTCTGGGGGGTGGTATTAATAAGTATGGTTTGGACATTTGGTATGTTGGCGATGCAAGGGGAAGGTTTAATCAGTGCACTTGCAGAAATAGTTCGTTTTTTTGCCGTGATTGGTTTTTTTTATTATCTTTTAATCAACGGCCCAGCCATATCACAATCTATAATTAACTCAATGAGACAACTTGCAGCAAATGCTTTAGGAACAAGTACTGGTATTTCACCCTCCAGCATAGTGGATATGGCATTTGTGATATTAACAAAGGTCAGTTCAGCAGCATCAATTTGGTCTCCAATGATTTCGACCATTATGATAACCGTCGCGATAATAGTATTAGTAGTAATGGCGCTTATCGCGATAAATATGCTAATAATGTTAGTTTCTGCATGGGTGTTGTGTTATGCAGGAGTTATTTTGCTTGGGTTTGGTGGCTCGAAATGGACTTCTGATATAGCAATAAATTACTTACGCACAGTATTATCGATTGGTATTCAGTTATTTACGATGACATTAATCATTGGGATTGGGCAATCATTTATAGATCAGTATTTTTCTATTATTAAAAATGATATTCCTGATCTTAATAGTCTTATTGTTTTACTTCTGGCGTCAATTATTCTTTTAGTATTGACGAATAAATTACCGTTGTTGTTATCAGGCGTTGTTGGAGGAGCGTCCTTACAAGGGATCGGTGGTTTTGGAGCAGGTATGATTACTGGCGCTGCTACTACTGCAATCAGTGGCGCTGGGGCAATGGCAATAAGTGCTACAGCTCAAGTCAGTGGTGGTGCTTCCGCTCTAAAAGCAGCATTTGAATCTGCACAAGCGGCGATGGCCGAAGAATCTGGTTCTGGTGATAAAGGTGGTTCAGGTGGAGGATTTGGCGGAGGGGAAGATACCGGTTCCGTAGATACTTCTGGAGGACAACCATCAGGCGGTTCCGGTGGTTCTTCTGCAGGGAGTAATACAGGTAGCGTCAGCGGAGGAAGCCAGGGGTTTGCTTCATCATTCTCACGAGCTGGCCGCATGGCTTCTCACATGGCGAGCGGGTTGTCTAACGGAGCTTCGGAGTATCAGATGATGAAGGGAAGTACTAATACTATCCGAAGACAACAGACCGTTGGTGGGGAAATAGCGAATCAAATACGTAAACACACAGCCGATCGTCAGACTAACCACGAACAGGATGAGTTTGAGGGTGATAGTTTAACTGGCAGTAAAAAATCTTGATTTAGGCGCGTCAGTTAGCGCGGTAACGTTAACTGACGCTTCCACTAAACACCTGTAAGGAGGTGGATAATGGCTGATTATAATAGCTTTGTTTTGGAAGGAATAAAAATTATTTTTGCCGATAACAACAAGGAGTTTATTAAAGAGATTTGTGAACCATTGATAAATATTCTATGCATCGAAGAGTATTATTCTGCTACGGGAATTTATAATTATGATGATGCTGATGAGCAAACGGAGTTACTTAAAAATGCATTAAGGGACTATAAAATAGCTCACTAGTGAGAAGAGGCTAACTAAATGTTAGCCTTTTTTATTTTGATTTTTAGATTGTTCAATGTGATAATTTAATACTTCTCTCTTTGCCTCTTCATAGGTTAGCTCTCCATTGATTACCTTAGTTTTTATTTCATTAAAAAATGAGGAGCCTTTGGGATCTTTACTTGATAAAAAAGACTGGCTTCAGCTCTCCGAAAAGCTTCTTTCCTTGCTTCTATAGAAAATGAATTAGCAGGGTTATTTTTGTTCATAAGTTGAAGTGCCTTTATTATTTATATTCAAGATGTTTTTATCTACAAGAGTTAGTCTTAACTCCGAGAATTTATTTCCTGATATTTTATAACACTGATTTTCATTTTTTTCAATATAAAGAGATTTGCTTTCTGAGCTACCACATGTCGTAGATGTTCTTGCATCGAGAAAAATAAACTTTTCTTGAAATCTTTCAATGTATTTCATTGCTGTCATGCTAATAATAAAAAGAGCAACTGACACAGCAAAAAGGGATAAGCCTGATACTAAACGATTAAAATTAAATTTCCTTTTAATAACTAATGAACTAGCTAAATTGACCATGTTATAGGGGACCATAATTATAAGTCCTATTAATATTATTTTTTCAGGAAGATTGTTCACCTGTATATGATGTTGAGCCAAGCTTCCAATATATACTGAAATCATAGAGGATATTACTATTTTTGCTGGGGATACATCTCGCAAAAATATGTATATATAGACTGTAATTGCACAAATCATTGCCCCTATTGGAAATGAGAGCATGAAAGCATAAGCTAATGTCGAGTAATTAAGGTTTTCTGGGACTATACCATAAGCTATGTCAAGCTTAAACTTTGCGATCCATAAGCATACGGAATATGTAAAGCCAGTTACGCCCCATTTAACTACTGCATTATTAAATACTTTATTTAATAAATCACGATATCCTATGTATACACTGGTTAATAAAGCTATAGATGATAGGAAAATTGGAGCGGCAATGTATATATTTTCTAGCCATAATGGGTTTTCTACAATCAAGTATCCAAAAGGTATTAAGTATATTATAGCCAATAGTTGAGGGTTGTTTAATTTTGGTGATGCATCAACTAACTTATTTTTATAATCCATACAACGTCCTTATTTCAACTTTAACGCCAAATCTTCAGCTTTTGGATGATAATACCGCATTAGCATTCTTGGATCTTTATGTCCTGTAATTTTGGTTAGTTCATGCATAGGGAAAATTTCAGCAAGTCGAGAAGTTGCTTCATGTCGAAGGTCATGAAATCTTAAATCTTTAAGGAAAGATTCATCACATAATGAGTTTGTTTTCTCGTATCGTTCTCTGGCTCGTTTTACAGCTCGGTCAAAAGCTCGGGTAATCGCGTCTGCACGCATATCAAAAACCTTATCAGCAGCTGGCTTAGAATGTTCCTTGAGACTGGACAGTATCGTAATGGCTTTCGTTGATAAAGGGACATCGCGGGCATTACCATTCTTAGTATCCGGCAGATGTGCAACTCGCCGATCAAGATCGATAAAGCGCCATCGAAGCTCTGCGATTTCGCTACGGCGCATGGCTGTCTCTAACGCCAGAAGAATGATTGCTGGCAATACTAATGAATGTGTTGCGGCGATGATATGTTCGATCTCGTTGGCTATTTGCTTTCCTGACGTAACACCGGTTTTCTCAGAAACTACAGGCAGCGCTTCTAGGCGTCTGGTCCTGGAGTTCTTGGGTTGGGGTTTGCGAATGGCCTCTACGGGGTTCAGCAGGCTCTCCATGCCCCATTCTTTCCGCGAAACATTGAATACATGAGAAAGTAAGGCCAAACGCCTTAAAACGGTTGCAGGAGCATAGATTTTCAACCATTCATCTCTCAGCTTGGCGACATCGGCACTCCTGATGCTGGCCATATAGTTTTTCGCCAGCTGAGTGCCTTTTAGTATCCGCACCAATGATCGGTCTTGCACTGCCCCTTTTTTGTCGGGAACAATCTCTTTTTCATATCGCGTTAGGGCTTCATACAATGTCGTAGATTCCGCTTCGCTGCGGCTAAGCCAAACTCCTCTCGCCATTTCTGACTCGATCATTTTGGCCCAAGCTTCTGCTTCTACTTTGGTGTTAAAGGTTTTGGTTTGAGAGGGAAAACCACGTTTACGGATTTGAGCTTCCCATTGGTAGTTACCACGTTTGCGTATAGTCGCCATTTCTGTCTGATTCCTAACGAACTGTGGCAATATTGTGGCAAAAAATCCATTTAAATTCGATAGGTATTGATTTTACAAGATCAATTTACGCATTCGTAATGCGAAGGTCGTAGGTTCGACTCCTATTATCGGCACCATTTAAATCAATAAGTTACACATCATTAGTACCTTCCTTATTTTTTGACTGGGACAAATTTGGGACCGATGGGTTCAGGATCGAGTCTATTTGCCGTGCGTGTTCGGTAAGGTGATTAGGTGCAAGGTGAGCATATCGACGAACCATTTCGATAGACTCCCAGCCTCCCATTTCCTGTAACACTGACAACGGGACTCCGGCTTGAACCAGCCAACTTGCCCAGGTGTGTCTCAAGTCGTGAAATCTGAAATCATCAATACCAGCCCGTCTCAGCGCCGCTTTCCAGGCTGTGTTTGCGTCATACCGCATCTTCCTTACTGTTGGCGCTTTCGTTCCGTCTGGTTTGGTACAGCTTTCCTTGTACACAAATACCCAACGGTGATGATTCCCGATTTGTTTTTTCAATACGCGACATGCAGTATCATTCAGCGCAACGCCGATTGCGCGGTTTGATTTACTCTCTTCCGGGTTTATCCATGCCACCCGGCGCTGCATATCTATTTGTTGCCATTCAAGGTTGATGATGTTCGAGCGTCTTAAGCCTGTTGCCAGTGCAAATTCAACAACAGACTTTAATGGCTCCGGACATTCATCAATCAGCCTTTGTGCTTCATGGGGCTCCAGCCAGCGGATCCGTTTATTCTTTGGTTGAGGCACTTTAATAATTGGTGCCTTATCCAGCATTTTCCATTCACGCTCTGCGGCTCTTAGTAGGGCTTTTATAAATGAAAGATGCGTAGCCTTCGTTGCAACAGACGCTGGTTTTGGCTTGTATTCTGGAACAGGTTTCCCTTTTTTTCTGCATGCTTCTGCCCTGAGTTTCCAGTTTTCCTCATTACGCCGGTTCGTCATTTTCTGCATTGCTGAATAAATTTTTGATTCAGTAATGTCTCTTAGTTGCATTCCTGCGAAATGTTGAAGCCAGAATCCGATCCGGCTTTTGTCATCGTCCAGTGATTTTTTATGTGCTTTCTCTTCAAGCCACCTGACACACGCTTCCTCGAACGTTATATCAGGTATTTCACCAAGTTTGCTGACCCGCCATGCTTCAGCCTTTAGCTTGTCATGGAGTTCTGTCGCCTGCCTTTTGTCCTTTGTTCCAAGAGACTGTTTAAATCTTTTACCGTTCGGCAATGTGAAACTGGCGTACCATATTTCACCTCTGCGGAAGAGTGACATTTTCTTTCCTCTGTTATGCCATCACCCGCGCTCACCTGGACAGTATGCAGCGGAGACTGAAGCGCCGCAATGCAGGCTTGTCGTGTTGTGAGGTAAGGAGATTTTAGTTTAGTGGGGTCTTTGCGTGTTGCCTGTAGGCGGCCTGTTCGTATCCAGTTGGTAGCGGTAGGTCTGGATATCTTGAGAAACTGACAGGCCTCATCGAGTGTGAGGCTGTATGATTCCATGGTTACCTCTGCTTTTTGAACGCATGTCACGTAACTTCTTAATGTGTTCTGCCGTTTCGATCTCTTCTGCTATCCGATCTGCATCAGCTTTATTCACAGGTTCAAAGTCATGATTAAAGCGGAACATGCTGGCGATACATGTTCTGCCTTTTCGGATGTAGTGAACTTTGTTGTGGGTAGAACGCAGGATTTTGCAGGGAGTGCCGTGGTGGTCGACGTACCAGGTGTTAGGAAAAATGATTCTGAACATTTTTACACCTCAGTTGGACGATGTTGAAATTTGCTGCTTTGAGGCCATCACAGTCCCCATTGTTTGTTCTTAAGTTCGATCTCCTCCTGGCAACTTGCACAAGTCCGACAACCCTGAACAGCCAGGCGTCTTCGCTCATCTATCGGATCGCCACACTCACAACAATGAGTTGCGGATACAGTCTGGTAGTTCTGACGACGCATTTTTATTGCTGTATTGCGCTGTAATTCTTCGATTTCTGATGCTGAATCAATGATGTCTGCCATCTTCCATTAATCCCTGAATTGTTGGTTAATACGCTTGAGGATGAATGCGAACAATAAAAAAGGAGCCTGTAGCTCCCTGATGATTTTGCTTTTCATGTTCACCGTTCCTTAAAGACGCCGTTTAACATGCCGATCGCCAGGCTTAAATGAGTCGGTGTGAATCCCATCAGCGTTACCGTTTCGCGGTGCTTCTTCAGTACGCTACGGCAAATGTCATCGACGTTTTTATCCGGAAACTGCTGTCTGGCTTTTTTGATTTCAGAATTAGCCTGACGGGCAATGCTGCGAAGGGCGTTTTCGTGCTGAGGTGTCATTGAACAAGTCCCATGTCGGCAAGCATAAGCACACAGAATATGAAGCCCGCTGCCAGAAAAATGCATTCCGTGGTTGTCATGCAGCCTCCCGACGGGCAAGAATCCTTGAGCCGAACGCCATCAACTCTCCACGATCAACGGTCGTAAAGTGGCAGTGTGTACGGGGGTATGGGTGCCAGATAATGAGCATCGAGCCTTTATTATTTCCACTGACGGGTTTCTCAGTGAGTGGGTTAATAAATGCCAGTCGTCCTGCCGTGATGAATCTGACCTCACTGGCGGTTTGTATCGCTTCATGAAACCATCCGACAGATGTGTCAGCAGGCAATAACATTACACATCCCACACTACTGAATTTGTTTTCAGTGGCTGCCTTTTTCACAAAAGGGGAAATATTGCTGTATGGTGGATTCAACCAGACATAACCAGAGGCATATCCCATTGCTTCAGGCCATGAAGTGGTTAATGTGTTCTGCTCCTGTGAGATAAAAAGCCGACATAGTCGGTTTTTTTCGCTGGCGGCAGCATCAAGTTGAAAAACGAACTCTGCATTAAGCGCAGTAAAAATCTCTGGTGGTGTGCGCCAGCTGTCGCGATGTTCGGCAGGAGTATTGCTTCCGGTGAAATCAGTCATACAGCCCCCGTTTATTATTTATCTCCTCAGCCAGCCGCTGTGCTTTCAGGGGATTTCGGATATTCCTGATGTATCGATATCGGTAATTCTTATTCCTTCGCTACCATCCATTGGAGGCCATCCTTCCTGACCATTTCCATCATTCCAGTCGAACTCACACACAACACCATATGCATTTAAGTCTTTCGAAATTGCTATAAGCAGAGCATGTTGCGCCAGCATGATTAATACAGCATTTAATAAAGAGCCGTGTTTATTTAGTCGGTATTCAGAGTCTGACCAGAAATTATTAATCTGGTGAAGTTTTTCCTCTTTCATTACGTCATGGTCGATTTCAATTTCTATTGATGCTTTCCAGTCGTAATCAATGATGTATTTTTTGATGTTTGACATCTATTCATATCCTCATAGATAAAAAATCGCCCTCACATTGGAGGGCAAAGAAGATTTCCAATAATCAGAACAAGTCGGCTCCTGTTTAGTTACGAGCGACATTGCTCCGTGTATTCACTCGTTGGAATGAATACACAGTGCAGTGTTTATTCTGTTGTTAGTGCCAAAAATAAAGGCCGACTATGCGGCCTGAAATTACTTAACCAATGATGCTGCATATTCGATAAGGTAAAGCTTTGGAGCCAGCAAAATTTTTAACCATGTCATATTGGTTACTGCACTAATAATAAAAATCCCCCACAGAGCCAAAACTCCAACTAATGGCATGATAAGAAGATTAATATCACCTTTGCTATCCCAAACCATTGTCGGCCTGTATTTGGGATTTCCCTTCTCCCATGAATATCCTTCATCACCGATTTTACCTGTCTCAACTCTTCGGCACTGCTTCTTCATAAACCAGAAAACCAGTGGGATTGTTAGAATGGCTATTAATGTTTTAATCAGACTGTCAACCATATTCCATAGCAGCAACTGATGAACAACATCAGGAATCTGCGCCTGGCTGAATGAAACAGCCGTGTCTATTCCATTGCTGGCTTTTTGCAGTAGTTCTACGAGAATCTTGTTTGCTTGTTCTTCCATATATCCCCTTGATTGTAATAAGCATGAAATTATTTACGGCCAAAAAATAAAGGCCACCATCAGGCAGCCTTGTTGTTCTGTTTACCAAGTTCTCTGGCAATCATTGCCGTCGTTCGTATTGCCCATTTATCGACATATTTCCCATCTTCCATTACAGGAAACATTTCTTCAGGCTTAACCATGCATTCCGATTGCAGCTTGCATCCATTGCATCGCTTGAATTGTCCACACCATTGATTTTTATCAATAGTCGTAGTCATACGGATAGTCCTGGTATTGTTCCATCACATCCTGAGGATGCTCTTCGAACTCTTCAAATTCTTCTTCCATATATCACCTCAAATAAGTGGTTTGCTGCCTAATTTTATTTTCTGGCGACCAACACAAGTCACCTTGCTGTCAGTTGTTTTGATTTCCTGTAGCCTGCCGCGTAAAGAGCTACATTTGGAAGACAAGTTGAGCCTTCATATTTTCTGGTCAACGTTGTCAGTGTTATTACTTCTGCTCTCATTGCTGGTTTGCGCTTGCATTGCAAGACCACTCGAGAGGGGGTTGGTCTGTGTAGCTTGTCGGAGCTAATCGCCTCCTGACTTTGCAGGTTTGCGCGACGAGCTCTACGACGAGAAGCTGAGGTGCCTTTAAATTCTGTTTTTCTGGACATAGATTCCTCCCGAATAAACTTTGGTGATGCAATCTCGAAGCTCCTCCTGAGACGGTTGCTTCGGCATTGCATCCCACAGCTCATGTGGTTGGGTGATCTGGCTTTTCAGCCACGTAGTCGAGAGTTCGACGTTGTTTAAAGAGCCTGCCAGTCTGTTCCGTTTGGCTTCCAGCGTCCTGCTGACGGTTAAATAGTACGATATGTACTCTATTGGATAAATACGATTTGTTCTAAAATGGGGTGATTTTTTATAACACTTTGTATTTAATAGTGTTGTTTTTTAGCGTGGGTGTATCGCCTCGGCGATGTAAGGAGAGATCAGAATTGCGTGGTTTAGTGAGTTGTATCTATTTATTTTTCAATAAATACATTTGGTTATGTGTCTTTAGGTGGGGGGTGAGGCAAAGAAAACCCGGCGCTGAGGCCGGGTTTTTCTAGGCTACCAGAGACTCAATCCAAGAGTCTCTGGTATGGAATGGCAACACTCGTGCGGTATCATTAAATAGTAATGATAGTTGCTGTAGCTCAGGTGTTAACCCATCGCTGTCAACTATTACAAATCTATTGTTTATGTCAGGAACGACCTGACTTAAGTCAATAATCTTCCCAACTGTTGAGTGGGCAGTATTCCATCCCTTACTGCTGGCAAGGCTTACCGTAAACCCGCGTTTTGGTGGTATTAGTCGAGACTCATTCCTTAGCGTTAACGGAACAGTAATGTTATGCCCACTAATACCTTTCACTTTTTCCTTTAAGACTAGTCGCTTCCCAAGCCCTGCTGATTTTAAGTAACTGATTACACATTTTTCGAACTTATCGTCTTTGACCTCAGCATACCAATCAGCAGTTTGGGCGGATGCAAGAATCCCACCACGAATAACATTTGCAGTTACCTGTCCAACGGACGACTCATCTGCCCACGCAGATATCTCTCCAGAGTCATTTAATGAAATTCCTTGCGAAGCGAGTGATGACCTGATCAGATCAATTTTCTTTTTAGTCAGGTGGATGCCGCGTGATTCAATATTCATCAATGTATCGCAGTAGTCTGTAACCCTATACTGACCACTCATCTCTTGAACGAATACACTTATCTGCTCACAATCATCGTAGTATGTGAATGGACTAATAACGCGCAGCAACGTGTCGCTCATTGGGTGGCATTCAAACCCGAGCTTAGATATGACTGTTGAACACGTTACATTTCCCATGATAACTGACCTGATTTATCTTGATTAGGTAAAGGTGGGCTGCCTTCATATATGATATTAAGCGCCTCGCAAAAATAATTCCAGTAGCCAAAAAAATCATCTGGCTTGATGTTCGTTTCAAGCTTAAGTGCAATTTCTTCCCCAGCTGATTCGAAGTACATGTGATAGTGAGGACCTCGAGCCACCTCAACAAAATCTGGATGGTTCACTATAGATTTATTACGGTGTGGCTTGTTATCCGCAGGGTACGGATCAAGCGCGTAAATGCGCCTGTCATGAAGAAACATCACAAATGAAATCTTCACTATATCCACCCCTTCAACGATAGGAGGACGCCAGTGAAGCATAAATCTTATGCCTGTGATTGGGTTGCCAATTTCATCAAAAGCTTTGAGATCCAATTTAAACCAGATTGGGGTTCGTCCCTCACTTCCGGTCCATGTAACTCCGCTAAAAGTTACTTTTTTCAAGCGAGTAATAGCTTGGTCAACCTCTTTCTGGGTAGGCTTAAAGTCGCCTTTTTTAGCCACTGATTCGTATCACCATGAAAGTTATTGTTAATACCTGTGCTTCTTGTCACCCAAACGTCTCTTCAGGCCACTGACTAGCGATAACTTTCCCCACAACGGAACAACTCTCATTGCATGGGATCATTGGGTATTGTGGGTTTAGTGGCTGTAGAAACACCTGACCGCTATCCCTGATCAGTTTCTTGAAGGTAAATTCATCACCACCAAGTCTGGCTATGCAGAAATCGCCGGGCTCAACAGCTTGCTCAGGGTCAACCAGAATTAACATCCCGTCAGGAAAACTGGGTTTGGAACCTGTTGGTGCGGTCATTGAGTTACCTTCAACCTCAAGCCAGAATGCAGAGTCACTGGCTTTTTTGGTTGTGCTTACCAATCTCTCCGCATCGCCTTTGGTAAAGGTTCTGAGTTCTGGAGAGAACATCCCAGCCTGAACATGAGAAAATACAGGGTACTCATATTGTTTTTTAACTGGGGCCGATGAGTATTCGCCAACAGGTGAAAATGTCCCGTCGTGGTTGAATGATATGTTATCAATACCAAGGTATTTAAACACCACACCAATATCACTAAGAGATGGATGACGAGATCCGCGCAACCAGTGTCCAATCCCACCCTGCGTCATACCTAGCTCTTCGGCTAACTTCTCTTGAGTTATGCCGAGCTCTTTCATTCTGGATCTAGCCAGTTCATACCATTTCATTTTCATGTCCTTATTATTACGCTCTGTACTGGAACCATCCATGCACAATGTGTATTTTTGCTTGTATTTGGAAAGTACATATTGTATTTTTTATTCGAGGTTACTATGGAGGGCATATGAGCAACCTACGAAAATATCGAGAGTCACTGAATATCTCTCAAACAACACTTGCTACCAAAGGTGGGAGGCTGGAACTGACCATCACCGAAATGGGGAATGAATGATGTTTGAGTTTAATATGGCAGAACTTCTTCGCCACCGCTGGATGCGCCTGCGCTTATATCGTTTCCCCAGTTCTGTTTTGACCGATTACCGAATACTGAGGAATTACGCCAAAACCCTGACAGGAGCAGGAGTATGAAGTCAGAGATAACAATCAACTAATACTGTTTTATTGATTTTTGCTTGTAATTGGCGTTCTGGTCTGATTTTTGTGGAGTAAGTTGATGCGTGATATTCAGATGGTTCTTGAGCGTTGGGGAGCGTGGGCGGCTAATAATCATGAAGATGTGACCTGGTCGTCCATTGCCGCCGGTTTTAAGGGATTAATTCCTTCAAAAGTAAAATCTCGCCCGCAATGTTGTGACGATGACGCGATGATCATTTGCGGGTGCATGGCCCGTCTGAAAAAGAACAACAGCGATTTGCATGATTTATTGGTGGACTATTATGTCGGCGGCATGACTTTTATGGCGCTTGCACGTAAGCATGGGCGATCTGATTGTTGGGTTGGCAGGATGCTCCAGAAAGCTGAGGGCGTAGTGGAGGGTATGCTGATGGTGTTGGATCTCCGATTGGAGATGGATGCTGATTGTTCAAAATAATTAAAGGAAAAGTTGCTGTCTGATTCTCATTAGTCTAACATTTTAAATGTTGGAATCGCAACGTAGTTATTATCATATAACAGCTTGTTTCCTGATTTAGCCAGCCTCCCCAAAGGCTGGTTTTTTTCTAATAAGTATTATTTCGGGTAGGGATT